ACCGAACTTCCTAGTGATTATTCTCCACACAATGCTCCTATTGTCAGAGTACAAAAGGAAGAGGCAGAATGTGCAGGAACTCCAAAAGGTAAGGACTGTCCCGTTCATGGTCAGAAGTGCTGCCCTAGTCTCTCTGAGGAAGAGGTAGATGAGGCAGCAGGAGAGAAAGATGCTTGCTATCACAAGGTAAAAGCACGTTACAGTGTTTGGCCAAGTGCATATGCTTCTGGTGCATTAGTTAAGTGCCGTAAGAAGGGTGCTAAAAACTGGGGCAACAAAACCAAGAAAGAAGAGTTTGAGTATGAACTCAATGAAGGTTGGGTAGCAAACACTGCTGCTAAGGCTTTTGTTGAGGAAGGTCTCAATGAAGAGGGTGTTGCAATTCTCATCGAAGAGATGGGTCTTGAGTCCTTCGTTGAGTTTGTTTATGATCTTGGTGAAGATACAATGCTCTCCGAAGCAAGAGCAGGTGGTGTTAGGGTAGAACCAGTAACCAAGGGTGGCAAAGCAGTAGGTTCACTCAAAGGTGGTCCTAAGGCAGCAGCAATTAAGAGACTTCGCAAGGAGAAGCAGGCAAGAAGAGACGCTGAGTCTGGTAGTTCCAAACCATCTGGAATGAAGGCAGCACTCAGAAGTCAGTCTGATAGAGCGAAGGCAGTCAAAAGTGCTAAGAGTCAGCAACCTAAGAAGAGAGGTCTTCTTGATAAAGTTGCTAAGACAGTCCTTGACGGTATGGATCGTCACAACAAAGCAATGAAAAAAGCGAAGGGTGACATCGAAACCACCAAAAAAGTTGCTAAGAAAGCAGGTAAAGCGGCAAAGAACTTTGGATCTGGATTTGTCTCGGGTGTAAAGACTGCAGGCAAAGCTGCTAAGGCAGGATATAAGATGGCAACCGAGGAGGAGGACCGCCTGGGAAAGTAGAAGAAAAACTGAATATTAAGAAAGCAGACATGGGAGAAGTCATTGATGACTTCTATGATTCTGATGCTCCCCAATTCAAAGGCAAGTCCAAAGAGAAGCGTCGTCAGATGGCAATTGCTGCCAAACTGCAGGCGAATGAAAATCGTTTTGCTTCTCATGGTGGAAAAGATACCGATGCTGGGTCTGCTTATGCAAAACCAAGCAAAGGTGGAAACAAGAAAGGTGTCTACACTTTAAAAGGTAAAGACGGCAAACCTTTGTTTGATAAGAATGAAGCGATTGATCTCAAAAAGAAGTCTTCTGAGAGAAAGTTAAATACTAATCCAGGAGAAAAACCAGAGTCTGCTAAAGAGTATCGTAAGAACTCCGAACCTCTGAGAAAGCATCGTGAAAAATTTGGTGACCTTGCTAAAGAAGATTGGCAGTCTGTCAATCGTAAGGACAAGACCGATGGTCTGAGTCAGAAGGCAGTCAATGCTTATCGTAAAGAGAACCCAGGTTCTAAATTGAAGACTGCGGTCACTAAAAAACCTTCTGAACTTAAGAAGGGATCCAAAGATGCTAAGCGTAGATCTTCATTCTGTTCCAGGATGAAGGGTATGAAGAAGAGACTGACCTCTGCAAAAACTGCAAGAGATCCAGACTCCAGAATCAACAAAGCACTCCGTCGCTGGAATTGTAACTGATGAAAACATTTAGAGAGTTTATTAATGAAGCCAACAAAAGTGGTGATAGTTCTTTGCGTGACTGGTTTAGCAAGAGTCGCTCTTCTGATGGCACCCCTGGTTGGGTTCAGTTGGGCGGTAAATACTCAGGAAAACCCTGTGCAAGACAACCAGGACAAAAGACCAAACCAAAGTGTGGTTCTTCAAAAATGAAGCGCAACCTCTCCAAGAAGGAAGAGGATAGTGCATTCAGAAGGAAGAATAAACAGGATAGTAATCCAAATCGTAAGGGTAAAGCAATTAACGTTGCCACTGAAAAGAAGAGGAAGAAGAAATGAAGACTTTTAGAGAGTTTATGTACGAAGAGGATAACTTCGGACAAGCTAAAAAAGTAATGCGTAAGCATAGTGACAGATTAAAAAAACTCCATCGTCAAATTGACAAAGGAAGTGGTAGTGGAGAAGACGTTAATGAAGATAAGAGAGAAGAAAAAGCAAGAAGATCTGAATTAGCAAAGAAACATGGAATTGACATGACTAAGCCTGGTTCAAGGGCAAAGTTAGCTCGTCTGATGAATGCTGATACAAGATCAAAAAATAGAAAGGCAAAGGGAGATGATCGAACTGATAAAGAAGTCAGGAAGGATCGTGTTGATGATAGAAAAACATTTGATCGTCAAAGAAAGAACTTAGAATATAGAAAAAAATCAAAACCAGAGATTAAGAAGTCTATGAAGAAATTCAGAGACGAAGTTAGAAGCGTAAATGATCCCGCTAAGGCACCACCATCTCGTGAAAAGGTTAGAGTACAAGTTGGTACAAAAGTAGATAAACCTGCTGAAGGACCAAAGACTGGTAGAAACAAACCAACTGCTGCAAAGCGTGCTGATAGGAAGTCTTATGAGGCACAACAGCGCAGAAACGCTAAGGAGTCCTAAATAATACTATAAAAGGTAAAACTATAGAACAATGAAGATCTTATCAGATGCCACTGCCTTGGCAACAGGCACAACTAAATTTACATCTGCCACTGCTGTATGGGTATCTAACACCGCATCCAGTGCGTCTGATGTGACTCTTCGTAATGCTGCTGACGACGCTGATCTTGGTTCTTTAAGTGTTCCACCCCTCGATGGCGTTGTGATTCATATGATTGCTGGGCAAGGTCTTAGAGGTGCAGCAACTCTTAAGGCAACACAAATAAATAATGGCGATTGAAAACTAATTGATTAAATTATGGCTGTTGATCATTATCTTGGCAATCCACTTTTAAAAAAAGCAAATACAACTCAAGAATTTACCGAAGAACAGGTACTTGAGTTTGCAAAGTGTATTGATGATCCAGTCTACTTTGCAATGAACTATATCCAGATTGTTACTCTGGATTATGGTCTGCAAAATTTCAAACCATATGAATTTCAAAAGGTTATGTTGGATCGATTCCATCATAACCGTTTTAATATCTGTAAGTTGCCACGACAGTCTGGTAAGTCAACAATTGTTGTATCTTACCTTCTTCACTATGCAATCTTCAATGACAACGTAAATATTGCAATCCTTGCTAACAAGGCGTCTACTGCTAAAGACCTGTTAGATAGATTGCAGACTGCATACGAAAATTTACCTCGCTGGTTACAGCAGGGTGTTTTGACCTGGAACAAAGCATCTCTTGAATTAGAGAACGGGTCAAAGATTATTGCTGCATCTACATCTGCATCTGCAGTTCGTGGTGGATCTTACAACATCATCTTCCTGGACGAATTTGCGTTCGTTGCAAATCATATTGCTGATCAGTTCTTCAGTTCAGTATATCCTACGATTTCGTCTGGTAAGAATACCAAAGTTATTATCGTGAGTACGCCTCACGGTATGAATCACTTCTATAAACTCTGGCATGATGCTGAGCGAGAGAAGAATGAGTATATTCCCACAGAGGTTCACTGGAGTGATGTCCCTGGTAGAGATGATAAGTGGAAGAAGCAGACAATTGCAAACACCTCTGAGCAGCAGTTCAAAGTTGAGTTTGAATGCGAATTCCTAGGATCTGTTGATACTCTGATTGCTCCAAGTAAATTAAGAACGATGGTTTATGAACAACCATCAATTTCACATCAAGGATTGGACGTATTTGTTGATGTAATACCTGAACATAATTATGTAATGTCTGTCGATGTTGCAAGAGGAGTTGGAGGAGACTATTCTGCATTTACCGTCATTGACATTACATCATTCCCACATCAATTAGTATGTAAGTATAGGAATAATGAAATCAAACCGATGCTGTTTCCAAGCGTCATTAAGGAAGTAGCAGATAATTATAATAAGGCATATGTACTATGTGAAGTTAATGATGTTGGTGATCAGGTTGCTGCTATTCTAAACTTCGACTTAGAATATGAGAATGTTTTGATGTGTTCTATGAGAGGTAGAGCAGGTCAGATTGTTGGTCAAGGATTCTCTGGTAAGAAGACACAACTTGGTGTCAAGATGTCTAAGACTGTCAAAAAGGTTGGATGCCTCAACCTTAAGACTTTGATTGAAGAAGATAAGTTGATCTTCAAAGACTACGATGTAATTGCAGAACTCACTACGTTTATTCAAAAGCACAATTCATTTGAGGCGGAAGATGGATGTAATGATGACTTGGCAATGTGTCTGGTTATCTATGCCTGGTTGGTTCAACAAGATTACTTCAAAGAATTAACGGATCAGGATGTACGCAAAAGATTATATGAAGAGCAGAAAAATCAAATAGAACAGGACATGGCACCATTTGGTTTTATTGAGGATGGTTTAGATTCAACATCATTTGTAGATTCAGATGGAGATCGTTGGCATACTGATGAATATGGTGACATGTCATACATGTGGGACTATCGGTAATGGATACAAAAAAACAAGTCATAGATCTGATAAGGATTGTTATTTGCTTTCAATTAGTAATAGTTGGAGTAACTATCATGGGTTGTTTTTTACCAGGTAAATCATGCGACAGTGAGACGAAACAACATATTGCCAATATGATGACAGTTATAACAACATCTACGTTTGCACTATATGCTGCAGAAAAATAATGGACTTAGATGATCAGGTAAAATTTGGTCATCTACTCCTTCACGATAGGAAGTGTAGGTCTTGTGGTGAGAGGAAGAACCTTATAGAAGGATTTTACAGGACCAGAAAGGATCGAGGAGCGATCCCATCATCATTCTCATATGAATGTAAAGAGTGTACAAAAAAGAGAGTCAAGAAGTCTTCAAATGCTTGGGAGTACCCAGATTGGTAGTTCACGCCGAAATTCCCCGCGTAAATGCCCTTTTTCCTAAATATTTTCAGATAAACTGAGACTTACAAGGAGACAGAATCCATGGCGACTCCTCAATTATCTCCTGGTGTATTAACTAGAGAGGTTGATTTAACCGTAGGAAGAGCTGAGAACGTTCTTGATAATATTGGCGCAATTGCAGGTCCATTTGAGCGTGGACCAGTTAGTGAACCAATTACTGTTGCTACCGAGCAAGAGTTAATCAATAACTTCGGCAAACCTAAGACAGAGGACAATCAGTATGAATACTGGATGTCTGCATCTTCTTATCTTCAGTACGGTGGCATCCTCAAAGTAGTTCGTACCGATGGAGACCGCCTCAAGAACGCAAACGTTGGTATCGGAACCTCCTCCATACCAGATACAAAAATTAAGAACTTCGATGACTACAACAGCAATTACGCTGATGCAGCATCTAACTTTTTGTATGCCGCTAAGAACCCTGGAGAGTGGTCCAACAACCTTAAGGTCTGTGTCATTGACGACTTAGGTGACCAAATCCTCGGTATTGGAACAACTAGTGGTGCAAGTCTTGGTGCTGTTGTTGGTTACGGCGTAACAATTGACATCACAGGACAAATCATTCCTGGTTTAGGATCAACTGAATCCTTCACAGGATACCTCAAGGGTATCGTCACACAGGTTGTTGACACCCCCGAGACTGGTATTTGTGCTGTTAGTGTTAAGATTCACTCTAGAGTATCCACTGGTGGTACACAACCTGGAAGACACTACAGAGTAGATTACACTGAGAACAGTGCATACGCTTCCTTCCGTAAGGGTCAAAGAATTAACTTCGTTGACAATAACGGCGATATTGCATCCCCAGTTGACTCCATCTCTGGCGTTACAATTTCAGCTTCTACTGCAATCAATGGACAGCAAGGTGAATCTTATACTGGAGTAGGTGGAACTTCTTCAGGTGGTGGTGGACAAGCAACATTCAATATTACCAGAAATAACTTAGATGGTAACGTTGATGCTACTGGTGTTGTAATTGCAAATCCAGGTTTAGGATATACTGTTGGAGAGACTGTATCTATTGGTGGTTCTTCTGTTGGTGGTTTTGACCTCCATCAAGGTGCTATTAAGACAATCGGTCTTACAACTTCAACCACAGTCCCTGCAGCATCTAACGGAGTATACCTCTCTGTTGCTGGTATAAGCACTGTTGGTGCTGGTATCTCATTCAACGTCTTCAGAAATGGAAGCGGCGGAATTGGAACCGTAACCGCAACAACTGCTGGTCTGGGTTATGAGAATAACAGCACAGTTACTATCCCAGGTAACGTAATTGGTGGTGTCACCCCAGGTGATGACGCTACACTGACAATCTCTGCTCTTAGAGATGACAAGATTGTCCTGTCAATTAGCGAAGCAAACTCTAGAGTTGAACTTCTCGGTGTTGATGACTGGTACAACTCTCAGACATTAGGTTTGGACAACACCCAAATCTTCTGGAGCACACTTGCACCTAAACCAGGAACCTCAGCATATGCTCGTGAGCGTAATGCAGAGAATGACGAACTTCACATCGTTGTTGTTGATGATGACGGTTCTGTTACTGGTGTTAGAGGCAATCTTCTTGAGAAGCATGTTGGACTGTCTAAAGCAAAAGATGCTATCTCTCAAGTAAATTCTCCTCAGAAGATCTGGTATAAGAATTACCTGGCAAACTTCTCCGAGAATCTCTACGCTGGTGGAAACCAGAGTACAACTAACGATACCTTCCACAATACATTCCCAACACCGATTGTATTCGTTGAGGACGGTGGTGCTACCATCTATCCAGGCGCTGATAAGACAACTGGATTTGGTGTTGCATCTGCAATCGCAGACCAAGGATGGGATAAAGATGCTCAAGGAGCAGTCTTTAGTTCTATCGGTCGTGCAACTTATACTCTTGAAGGTGGTTCAAACTACACTTCTCAAGGCAATCTGAAAGCAACTCTTGGAGATATAATCTCCGCATATGACTTGTATAACAACAAGGAAGATGTTGCAGTTGATTACCTGATCATGGGTCCTGGTTGTGATTCACTGAGTGATTCTCAGGCAAAAGCAAATAGACTCATCTCCATTGCAGATGGAAGAAAGGACTGTGTTGCGGTAATCTCTCCACATAGAGCATCTATCGTTGATCTAACCAATCCCTCTGTACAGACTGGTAATCTTCTTGAGTTCTTCGGACCACTTCAGTCTTCTTCTTATGCAGTCTTTGATAGTGGTTACAAGTACACTTACGATAGATTCAACAATCTGTTCCGTTACATTCCATGTAACCCAGATATCGCGGGTCTGATGTGCCGCACTAACATTGTTGCATACCCATGGTTCTCTCCAGCGGGTCAGCAAAGAGGCATCATCAAGAATGCAATTAAACTTGCATACAATCCAAATAAAGCACAGAGAGATTCACTTTACACCGCAAGAATTAACTCTATTGTTAATCAGTCTGGTGCTGGAGTACTTCTCTTTGGCGACAAGACCGCACTGGCGTTTGCATCTGCATTCGACAGAATCAACGTTCGCCGCCTGTTCCTGACAGTTGAGCAATCTCTGCAGAGAGCAGCAGAAGCACAACTCTTTGAGTTCAACGATCAGATCACGAGATCTAACTTCGTGAACATTGTTGAACCATATCTCCGCGACGTTCAGGCGAAGCGAGGAATTTTTGACTACCTCGTTATCTGTGACGAGACTAATAACACACCTGATGTTATTGATAATAATGAGTTCAGAGCAGACATCTTCTTGAAGCCTGCCAAGTCGATCAACTACGTAACTCTCACCTTTGTTGCCACCCGCACGGGCGTCAGCTTTGAAGAGGTTGCAGGTAGAGTCTGATCTATTTGATAATATAAAAAACGGAGGAATCTAACAAATGGCACGCGAAATCAGAACTATCAGCAAGTTCAAATCAAAATTAGCGGGCGGCGCAGCAAGACCCAATCTGTTTGAGGTTGAAATTCCAGAATTCCCTGCCTTCGTGGATGGGTTCTGGGATGGAGACCTTAGAGAGACCTTTAGCTTCATGGCAAAGGCAGCAGCATTGCCTGCTTCTAACGTTGCACAAATCGAAATCCCATTCAGAGGAAGAGTTCTGAAGGTTGCGGGAGACCGCACCTTCGATGTGTGGACTGTCACTATCATCAACGATGAGGACTTCAGAATCCGCACTGCAATGGAACAGTGGATGAACATGCTCAGTAAGTTGGATGACGCTACAGGCGCTACCAACCCAGGATCCTACATGGTTGATGCTTATGTACATCAACTTGGTAGAGGTGTTGAGAAGCATTCTACTGGTCATGGTCAAGGTCAAACTACCCATGTACCTCTCAGAACTTATAAGTTCTTTGACATCTTCCCAACCAACATTGCTCAGATTGACCTGTCTTATGAGTCTACTGATACTCCAGAAGAGTTTACAGTTGACTTCCAGGTTCAGTACTGGTCTTCTGGAACAGGATCTCAAGGTGAAGGAGATCAAACTGGCGTAACGATGACCTGATCTAAGTTGGTACTATTTGTAGTATAATAAATAGTACTAACAGTTTTACGCCCAAATTATAATGGCGAAATTATTTGGTTTTTCCATCGAAGATGGTGATAATAAGCCGAAAGGTGCAGTCTCCCCCGTTCCTCAGAATAATGAGGACGGGGTAGATCATTATCTGACGAGTGGATTTTTTGGTTCTTATGTTGACATTGAGGGCGTCTACAGATCCGAGTATGACCTAATCAAACGTTATAGAGAGATGGCACTGCATCCAGAGGTGGATGGTGCAATTGAAGATATTGTTAACGAAGCGGTTGTAAGCGATACTAACGATAGTCCCGTTCAGATTGAGTTGTCTAATCTGAACGCTAGTGATGGTCTTAAGAAAAAAATCAGAGAAGAATTCAGGCATATTCTTGAGTTACTTGACTTCGATAAAAAGGCACACGAAATCTACAGAAATTGGTATGTAGATGGTAGACTTTATTATCATAAAGTAATTGATCTTAAAAATCCTACTGACGGTATTCAAGAATTGAGATACATTGACGCACTTAAGATGCGTTTTGTTCGTCAAGCAGGTAAGAAAAAGAAAGAAGATATTCGATATCAACCAAATGCTGAGAAGGATCCTAGAGATTCAGGATTCCCAGATATTCAAGAATACTTTATCTACAATCAATCCACAAGTCAAATTGGATCTATTGCAAATAGAGGATCTAATCAGGCATCTCAAGGTATCAAGTTTGCAAAAGACTCAATTACTTATTGCACATCTGGTCTCGTAGATCGTAATAAGAATCTAACTTTATCGTATCTACACAAAGCAATTA